CACTGAGCGAAACCTTTGATAGATACACCTCTATATCGGTCACGCCTGCCGGAATGCTGATAACATCAAATGCCGTGCCGGATGTTGTCGCCACTGGCGCAACTTCGGTCCATTCAACAACCGCTGCCGCTGCCGCTGCCGCGATCTGCGCTGCAATTTCCGTGGCAATCACGCCCCGCTTGGCAACGCCGCCCGTGTCATTCGCAAAGTTTGCGTCATCTGATACGTCAAGAACCGCAGCAGTTCCCAGCCCCAGCGTGGTGCGTTGTGCCGCTGCGTCTGCATCGTCCAAGAGCGCAAGGCCCGCCGCCGTCAGGTCGTAAAGCGCAACCGTATCAGCACCAGTGGAATACAGCCCCTTGTTTGCCGCGAGCGTCAGGCCCGCCAGTGAGGACAAATTGGCATCGAAGGCTTGCACGTCCGTGCCGATGACAAGGCCCAGCGCCGTGCGGGCTGCGGATGCCGATGTAGCGCCCGTGCCACCCTTTACAATGGGCGTGGCCTCATTGAACGCAGCCGCGATGTCCTCCAGCGGCTCGTTGTGCTGCGCAGCCGTGGCTGTCGCGCCCGTGGTGGCCGCATAACCCGCTGGCAGGCTGTATATTCCAGAGGCGTTCCTGGGCATATGGTTTCTCCTTGATTTTCTTGCGGGTCAGCGCCATTTTGAGGGCATGATAAATTTTGCCCTGGCCATTTTTCTTGGAAACGCCGCGACCCTCGCCTTTGCTTGGGCTTGCGTCCAATTCAGCCGCCATGATTACAAAGCGCCTTGGGTCGCCTATGCGGCGTTCATCCTGCCCATTCTTCTGACAATTGGCGCATTGATTACTGTTGAAGGCCTACCGTCGAACTTCTCCGCAGTAACTGCTCTGCTATCCGCCGATTAGCGTCAGACGCGACCGGAAACTTGCTCAACTGCCCATTCGCCACAAGCGCCCGCGCTAATTCCGCCGCCTTGCGCGTAGTGTGTTCAGACAGCTTGCGAGACCCCGCCGCCGCGCCAATACCAATCGCCGCACCGACCGGGCCACCGACTGCGCCAAGGCCGATCTGCCCCATCATGCCAAGCCCGCTGCCCATGTAATTGAGAATTTGCTGGTGCATCGGGCCTTGGACAACGCGCCGCATGGCCGCAATTTCCGCTTCATTGAATTTTCGGCTAAGTTTGGGATTGCGCAGAATGGACGCGATCCGATTGCGAATTGCGCTTGCGCCGCCTGAAAGGTAGTTGCCCTCTTGCTCTATGGCATCATCAATCATGCCGCTCTTGATGGATTTTGACCACGCTTCCCGCGCCTTGGGAAGTGCCGTTTTCAGCGCCGCCACATCGCCAGCCGCAATATCATCCGGCCCGAGTTTGCCGACGAAATCATCGAGCCCCTCGATAACCTTTGTGCCCAACCGCGCATCCTGTGTCGGTCGGCCCATAAAACTCAAGTCAGACGCCGCCGTGCCTGCATGTTGCCGCAATTGGTCAAGGCTGCTGAACGGCAGAGCCGCAGTCGGTTCTTGCGCCATGCGGCCTTCCATTTGCCGCCCGATTTCCATAACGCGCGATGCCTTGGGCGTCAGGCTTCCCGCCCCCGGCAGGTTGTCCAGACCGTTTTCGACCAGATCAGCCTCAAGGCCTTGGCGCATCCGTGAAAACACTTCCGGCTTGATTTGAACTCCCGCGTCATCAACTTGCCCATACAGCGCGCGAGCAATCGCCTTCTGTTGTTCGGTAGTGGGTGCGCCTCTTGCGGCCTCCCGAATGGCCCGGTTTGCAGCACGGCTATCTGCAAACTTCTGGACGCCCGCACCGATGGCCGGGGCAACAGCGCCAACGCCTGCGCCCAGCGCCGCGCCAACTCCCGCCTGTGAGGTTCTGTCGCTTGCCCCCTCGCCCTCCATAAAGCCCGCTGTAGCGCCCATCCCCGCGCCGGTAGCTGCGGAAGCCCCAATACGAGACATAAGCCCAGCGCCGCGCCCTAGCGTTCCTATGGCCCCAATTGGCAATGCTGCGCCCACCACCGCGCCCCCGATGTCAGCAGCCAAAGCCGCGCCGGGGTTGGTTTGTTCCAGCAATGCCTCTTGCTGACGTTCAAAAGCCAAACGCTCATTATAATCACGCCCACCGGGGATAGCCGCCGCAGCCGCCGCGCTTGCCTCATCTCCGACAACCCCGAACGTCAGACTTTCACCAGCCTTGTTGAGTGCCGTGCCAATTTTTTCACCGAGGTTCTGCGTTGTGTCGTCGTTGTCGCCAAGAAAGAACTCTTTAACGCGCTGACCTGTGCTTGGTTGGACGGGTTGCACCGTGTCACGCTTTTTCTTTGCCGCTGCGGCTAGGGCTAGGGCTTCAAACTCGTCCATCATTGCCCCCCGTTCTTAATTGCCCACATTTCCTCAAGCGTCACACCATATTGTGCAGCGGCGGCTTTTGCAGATGGATCAGCAGCGAATTGCTCAAAGGTTTGCGTTGCGGTAGTGGGCGCTGCGGCTTCTTCCGTTTCCACGGGCTGCAACAGTCCTTGCGCACGATTCATGCCACGCTCCGCAATGCTGCGCAGTTCGGTCAAAGCCTTGATGTATTCTGCTGTAGATTGCGCCCGTTCCAGACGCGCCATAGCGTCTTTCGCCGCCTGCCCTTCGCGTTCCGTGATCTGCCCGCCGCCTTTGAGGCTTTCAAAGGCTTCAAGAAACGCCTTGCCGCCGATCTGCCGGATTTTTACGCCGAGGTCTGCGCCCTCCTGTCCGCCAGTAACGAGCGGAATGCCCGTAGGCAACCGCCCCTGCACGTTGCCGGTGATCGAAGGCAATGCCGGATCATTGATCACGCTGTCGATGAGCGCGGTCATTTCCTGCGCTTTGGCGAGGACTTCTGGCGCAGCCGCAACCTTGGTCGCCTGTGCCCTACCCTGTTCCGTCCCAGCAGCTACAGCCGCCGCCGCTTGCCCGCCCGTTTCAACCTCTGCGACGTTCTGGCCTGTAGTGCGGTCATAGGCTTGTTGATACGCGCCGCGAGATGCCATGAATTGTTCGTATTCAGGCGTCCCAGGCCTCAATCCAGCGTCTTGCGCCTGCATCTTGAGCGCACGATAGGTCGCCGGATCGCCGCCTCCATTGAGCATGAAAGACTGATATTCTGGCGAGCCCGGTTGCAGGCCCGCTTGATCTGCGCGCCATTTCAATTCCGCCGCCGCAGACGGGAGATTTGCGTTAGGATCGGCTTGTTTCCGGCTATCAAAGATCGGTTCATACGTTACCGGATCCAGCAACACGCCGCCGACCTCGATGGGCTGTTTCGGCTGTGCGGCTTCCATTTCTTGCTTGAGAAGCATTTGCACAATTGCGCGTTGTCCGTCCGTCGCCACCGGGTTGGATGCGGCTTGCACAAGCTGCGCAATGCGGGCCGTATTAGGTCCAGCCTGTGCCACTCGCGCACCACCGCCGCCGCCTTGCCCCGGCCCGCGATAGCCTTCCCATGCGCCCGTGCCTTGAGTGCTGAGAACCCAAGCGCCCACCTTGTCCTGCGTCCGCTGGTCAAACTTGTCGTCAGGCGACACGACGCCAGCCTTGACGGCCTCGCGGAGTGTCGTGCCAACCACCTGGTAAGCGCCAACCGGCGTAGCTACACGCCCCACCTGCCCCTTGACCCATTGACCGTATTCGCCTTGCGGGTCTTGGAATTGCAGCACATCGTCAACGCGCATTTGTGAAGGTCGCACACCTTCATATTTGCCACCGGGGCGATTTTGATAGCCAAAGACAGCATCGTAATCGCCGCCGCTTTCACCCGCAAAAATACCCGCCTGAATGTGTTCTTTCCCATGCCAGGGATCGTCAACACCCATGTCCGATTGCTGCCCACCGGCCTGCGCAAAGCGCGGGTCAGGCGCAGCGTTCGGGTCAACCGGCTTGCCTTCGGGATAAATGCTGGGAGTCGGCGCTTTAGGGCTAGGCACAGACCCACCCGACGACACATAGCTGTCGTAACCCCCGCCGCCCATCAACTTGGAAAAGTCCGCCTCAAATTCGTCGCGCAACACCTTCTCACGCTCGCCCGTCCGCTTTTCAATCGACTTTGCGGCCAAGGCGCGGCCAATCGCGGCCAAGCCCTCGCCAACGTTGCGCGGAGTCTGCAAATTACCCTCAAGCATCTTGTCGGCAATCTTGCGCCGCTGTTGAAGTTGCTCGTAGGTCATATCGGTGTTGCCGCCGAAAATGAAGCTGTCACGCATGGCGAACCTCCGGCAGTTGGCCGTAATCAACAGCATAGAACCCGCCGATTTCCAGAACGGCCTCGGGCTTCACTTTCAGCACGTCTTGCGCCATGTAGCCCACGCGCTCGGTTCCTGGCTGATCCCAGAGATAGCGGAAGGAATAGACCGGCAACGCGCCGTCATACCGCAACGGCACAATGTCCGTTTTCAGGCGTTCATCCGAAAATTTCGTAATGCCAGCCGCGCCAAGGCCAAACAGACCGCCCATAAGGCTATTCCAGCCTGCCTGATCTTGCTTCCACGCGTCAAGGCGCTGATTGTAGTTGCTTTGCTCCAGCCCCGCCCGATCCACGTTGGCAAGTTGCGCCGGATTGGTGCCGACAAAATTCGGCTGGCTGACCTGCGAACCGCTCAACAGCGCCGTGATTTCATTAATGGGCTGGTTGCGTTCGGCCAATGTCTCCTGCACCGACTGCCCGCGCCCGGTCAGGAACAACTGGTTATAGGCGTCGTTTTCGCCCTCCATGTTCCGCATCATCGCGCGGTCATAGGCCGTTGATCCTTGCTGAATGCCCTGCTGCGCCAACTGGTTTGACAGTTGCTCACGCCGCCGATCCAGCGCCGGATCAAGGCGCGCGCGGCCCAATTCCGCCAGACGTGCCTCGGTCGCCTCATTATTCAGGTTGACCGGCTGACCAAGCAAATCACCGATGCGGCCCGACTGATCGACCGCAATCTGCGAAATGTTCTGTTCCGCAAGGTCATTCCGGTCCTTGATCGCCTGCTGCGCTTCGGAAAGCGTCTGCGTGGCGGTGTATTGCGGGATGTCATACACGGTTCCCGTGTTCGGGTCGGTGTGCTGGAATGTCCCGGTCTGGTTATAGGTCAGCGCGCCGTCGGGCGTCACCTGATTGATGTTGTTCAGGTTTGATTGCGCAATAGCCGTCGAGACGTTCTGCGCTGTCTGCGCGCCTGCCGTTTTCGCCGGATCGGGCGGGGCTGGGGCTTTCGGTGACTTCATGTCATTCTCCGTTCAACAGGCGGGCCGCTTTTGCAGCATCGTCCGTGATAATCAAAACCGCTTCTGAGGCGTTGCGTCCCCGCAATCGAGGAATGATGTATTCCTGAGCGCCCAGCGCCTTGCACAAACGCCGAATGCGTGTGTTGCCTTCATCCGTCCTGACGTATGTTGCCTGACAGCCCGCCGTGCCGAACACGTATTCAGCCGCCGCCCGCAAAACTCCGCGCGATGCCCACTTGGGCGAGACCGCTGCGCAAGACATTTCAATCGTCCCTCGTTCCGGTTGCCAATCGTGGAAAATGATCCCGCCGACCAGATTACCGCTTGCGTCCTCAATGCCCATTGCCTGACATGGATCAAAAGACGCGCTGTAGCCTATCACCTTTGATACAAGGTTTATCGTTTCGTTCTTGCGATGCCAGACCGGCCTCAAACGACACGCTCGCCCGTTTCAAATGCCACGTCCACGCGCACCAATTCCACGCTCAATCGTTCCGCGCCGCCCGATGTGATCTGCACCGTTGGGGCCAAGGCATAACCCGCACCCGTCACTGTGCGCCACTCTGTCGTGGTGGCGGATACAGGCCCAAGCATTACGCCGCCCCATTCTTTCTCGCCCCAGTTGTCTATGCCCCAGATCATGCCGCCGCTCGGGGGCCGCGCCGCCGCATCGGGGGCCACGCCGAACGTCACGTCATAATCAAAAGCCATCCCGAAACGTGGGGCAAAGTCGTTGTTTGCGAAAAACGCACCACGCACCAATTGCGCGACCTTGTATGTCGCCGCGTCACCAAGATCAAAGAACGAATGACAATATTGCGCCGTAAAGGCATTGCCGTCATCCGCGCCGGTATCGTTCAACTTGTAAATCTGGCCATCCGCTCGCCCGACAAAGGCATTGCCAAGATAGAGCGCGCAGCATGTGCCATACCACCCGCCTTGCGAAGCCCAAGCGCCGGTTTGCAGGTTTACCGTCAACATGGCCGTGCTGGCCGGTGCCACCACCATCCCAATGTTTTCGTCCGTCCACTTGATCAGTTCGTAATCCGTCGCCCCATCGGAAACTTGACCCGCCCATGTGATTTCAATTGGCCGCGTGACAGCCGCGAGAGACAGCGCCGCAGGGTCTTTCTGCACAACCTGGCTGAGCGGCACAATGCCATCCACGGTTGCAATCAACAGATCACCACCAGCCTGCATCGTGGCCCGCTTGCCCAGAGGCTTGCCGATGTCGTAGCGCCCGACAATCGCCCATTGGGTCGTGTCTGACGGGTCCGACCCTTGATAGATCGCCACCTCGCCCTCGGTCGATATGAACACGCAGCGGTCATCAATCCCATCGCCGCTATCGAATGACCATGTGCCGCCCATCAGGAGCGACCCACCGCGTCTAAAAATGCCCGCAAGGCTTATGTCAGACGCCGCACCACCAATGGCCGCGACCGGCATATACCACGCCGTCAGCGTGTTCTTCTGCACAAAGAACAGGCGGCTCTTGAACAGCCATACATGACTGAGCGCCGTGGTAGCAACGCCCGTGATTGCAATAGACGATGCCGCTGCAACCGTGCCGTTCACCACCGCCGCGCCGCCCGCAGATGTGATCGCCTCGTTATCGCCGAATGGCCCGCTCGTTACCGCGCCGATCTTGAGTGTCCCCGTGGTTGCGTTTGTGCGCAAAACGCCCAGAATTTCCGCCGATGCCCCTGACGTGCCGCCTGTGACCGTTTCGCCCACCGCGAAATTTGTTGTCAGCGCGTCATAGGCCAGATTATTCACCGCCTCATCCGCAATCGGTTGCCACGCGCCGCCATCGTAAAGTTGCGCGTAATCTGTGCCATTGACCGATACCAGAAAGTCGCCGCCCGCCGTGCCGACTTGCTGTGTGGAGAAATCACCAGAGGCTAATCCACTCACGACCTGCGAAGCCTCGGAACCCGGTGTGAGCGATGAAATGTCATAAATCGCATTGGTTGACGCCGCAAAGAATGCGGGGCTTGACGGCTTGATGTAGCTGAACAGCGTCTTGACCGCGCCGCCGATCAGCGCCGCCCGTGAAATACCGCCGCGAACCAACAACCCGCGTTGTGTCGGCAGAAAGTTCCTGACCACCTCCGCGCCGTTCGGGTTGGGATTGGCAATCGGGAAATTCTCGACAATCCCGCCCGTTGGGGCCGGTATCGTCTGGAATTGCGACCGAGTGCGCCGACGGGGTTGCCTCATGGCACAATTTTCCACGGATAGGCCACTTTGGAATGCACCTTGTGACGGCTGTCCTGCGTGATAATCCGCGCGCCCTTATCCCAACTGATTTCCTGCGCTATGGCCTGTTCTGCCGTCGCCATGTCCTCGGCATAATCCAGGCCCTTGCGTTGCCGCCACTCCCAGATCAAGGCCAGTTCAAGCATCCGGTCATTCAGCCGGAACGTGTCCGTGTCCAGCGTAAACCGCGCCTTGTTTGAACCAGACGCCGGGGCAACAACCAGATTGCTCATGTAGTAGAATTTGGCGTCCTCATCCGCCGCCAAGGCGGGGCGATACTGGAATTGTCCATTGAAGATCGTCCACACCCCGACCACAAGATCATAATCCCGAATTTCCAGATGCAGGAAATCCTCGGGCGTCACGTGCATCAATGGTCGCTCCCAGCGCGTTGACCAGATTTGCCCTTCCTTCGTCATGCGCAGATAGTCGGACGGCAACGCGAAGGCTTCTGTCGTTCCATCGCCGTCATGTGTTGCCTGCGTCTTTAGCAGCGACCAGTCATGCAGCCGCACAATCCTTTCTGCCAGTTCCTTGACCACCGCCCGCAACTCGATGTTTGTCCGGTCTGTGCTGGAGAACAGAACGGACGGCTGATCAAGCCCAAGCCGGGGCGCAACGTCCTGAACGATTTCAAGGATTGTGCGGGTCATGGCTTACGCGGCCTCTTTCTTTTCGGCAATCGCCTTGAGTGCCGCCAGAAGCGTGTCACGGCTGGCATTGCCGCGCGGCACAGAACCGCCCGCATCGCGGATCATGTTTTTCAGATCATCATCTTCCAGCCCCTCGAATTGATCAGCAAATGCCGTCTCAACCTTGGGAGCGGGTTGCATCTGCGCCTTGAGTTCTTCCAGTTGCCGCTTGAGTTCCGCGACTTCGGACGTGCCTTTTGCGCGGTCAAGATACGCCTGCGCGGCAACTACCAAATCACGTGCGCCCATGCCGATCTTGCGCAACCCTGTATCGGTCAGGCCCGCCAGTTGCTCGACCGTCTTGATGTTCTGTGCCCGCAATTCCGCGCGCTTGGCTTCCGTGAGAACCGGCAATTCTGACAACGGTGTGCCTGACACAAAGTCGGCTTCGCTGTTCTTGAATGCGTGGTAAACATTTGCAAATCGCTCCGCATAGGTCATCTGACGGCGCTGATTGGAAACAAAGTGCATCTCATTCGCCGGGGCTACGAGTTCGCGCTTGTTGTCTGCTGGAAACCGGATGCGGATAAATTCGCGGTCCTCGAAAATAGGTCGCCCCTCCTCGATGGACAGGCGCGGGTTTTCCACGGCCTTGACGAAAAACTCGACCGCAAGGGCCATGTCGGGATTGTTCCCGGCCATTTGATTGACTTCCATAGGTGTTTTCCTTCTGAGGGATTGCGAGAGAAGCCGGGGCCATGACAGCCCCGGCCCGTGACATTACACAGTGTCTACAGCGTCGATCCACGGCCAGTTGAGCGAGCCGGTCGTGTTGACCGCATCCGCGCCACCTGTTGCCGTTCCGAGGATCATGCCATTGATGAACAGCGTGCCATCCGTTACCGCCGAATCGTCAACCTGCCCCGCGTCAACGGTAGCAGCAAGACGGGCATTGGCCGCAGCGTCCTGTTCCGTGCGGATCCCGCAAGGACCATAGACCTGAACCCAGCCATAGTCATTATCGGCAAAGGCCACGTCCGCAACGCCGATCTTGTCGCCGTATGCGTCATTGGACGAGGTAAGCATTGCTGCCTGAAATGCCTCGTCAATGGTGACAACATAGCCGTCACCCGTGATTGCCCCCGATGCCTGGACATAGACGTAGCATTTGCCGCCATGTCCCCACATCATCGTGCCGAGTTCAAACGGCGGATTGGCGTTCACAGTTCCTGCCGTGAACGTCTCGGTGAATACTGCACCGATTGCGTTTTGACCGATAGTCATGTCAGTTCTCCTTAAACCAAGCTGTCAAACAGCTTGGCCATATGCAGCGGGTTGCACATCGTCAATTCGCCGTAGAAGCCAATGTGCTGCACAACCGCGTCTTGGTTGACCGGGGTTTGCTTCCCGCCAAACTTGCTGAAATTCCGATCTTTGTGATACCGGAAGCACAACGCCTTCGTGTCGATGAAGTAAGTCACGTTGGACGGCATGGCCGACCCGATCCCGCCCTCAAGCACGATGTCATTCGAGCGGCCCGCGCCGTAGAACTTCAACGACGGGAAACCAAGTTTGCCAACGCCGCCACCATCGGTGATGCGCTGGATGTTCTCGGTTGCGGCCTGATACGCAAGATAGTGCTCTTGGCTTGCGCAAATCAGGTCCGGCCCTTCACGGCCTCTGCTGCGTTCAATCACGATCTGGTTAAAGATCGGCTTGATCGTGGTCGAGGTGACTGCGGTGACGCCGGTAAAGTAGCTGTTTGCGTCATAGGCCGTTGTGCGCCAGATCACGTTTGAACGTGCGATGCCGCCATACGATCCGCTCGTCGGGTCCGTGGGGATTGCCAGTTGCAGACCGCCAATCTGGCGTCCCGCATCTGCCGTGCCATCGCTGTGAAGGTCTTCCGTGAAACGGTCCTTTAGTTCCTGCTCGGCAGCTTCCAGCTTCACATCCATGATATTCATGAGTTGCGCAGTCGATCCGCTGTTTTGCAGGATTTCCTCCATGCTCAGAACAACGGAAACAGCAGCCAGCTTGGGCGTAAATTCCGCGTCATTAAGCAGTTCTGCTGGGTTGGGGTTGAGGAACTGATAGCCGCTGTAGCGGGTATACGTTCCACTCTCTGCATACAGAAGCCGTTCGCGGATCGTCGGACCCTCGAAGGTTTTCCACATGCCTTTTTCTTTCATGCAGGCCAGGATCACGTTGGCATTCGACACAAGGTCTTGATAGCCGGTGGACCGATCCTCGACGGCCAGCGAAAGCGCCTCTTGCAGGCGTTCGTTGGTGTTAAGTGCCATTAGGTCACTCCATCACAAGTTGAGGTTAAGCGAGACCCGCTTGGGCAAATGCCCGCGCAAGCGCATCGCTACGGTTTTTTGATGGCTGTCGGTTTCCAGGGTTTGAGCCTGCATTCGGTGCGCCAGTCACAGAAAGCGCCGGTCGGGTTTGAGCCAATGGCGCGAGAGCCGGTTGAACCGGCGAGGGCGGAGCGGAAACGAGCCGCTCGGCTTTGGTGTAAGCGTCCGCGAGATCCGACGCATAGCCGGTCTCAAGCATCCGCAATATTTCATTCTCCAGTTCGCCAAAGCGTGGATGGGCGTCCGCAAAGGCTTGAACCTCTTGCAACACGGAATTTTGCCGCTGCGTCTGAACGGTCTCTGACACTTGCCCGAACCGCTGCTCAAGGTCGCTGATTTTCTGGTTGAGCCGCAGGATTTCCCGTTGCGCGGCGTCATTGCCCTGCCCCGGCTGGTCGGTGATGAGCGATGCCATTTGTTGCGGCGTCATGCCCATGTTCTGCGCCAGAGCGCGCAAGCCCTCGGCGGGGCGCTCGCGCAGCATGTTCTCCATGTTGACGTAATTCGATAGCGCCTGATCCAGCCTGACGCCATGCTTCTGCGCCATGTCAAAGAACGGCTTGAGCGGTTTGATTTGCTCGTCTTTCTGCGCAATGCCGGTTTCAAGTTCAGAAATGGCCCGCTGGATTTCACCACGCACCGGCTCGGGCGCGTCTTTCCATGCCGCCTTTGCATCCGGTGAAAAGCGTGACGGGGCTTCGCTGATCGGGGCCTTTGCTGTCTCGACCGGCTTTTCCGCCTTGGCGTCGATGGGCTTGGTTTCAACCGGGGCCTCCTTGGCGACGAATTTGCCGTCAGGGCCGCGAGGCTGTTCGCCCGTTGTTTCAACAGGTTTGGATTCCGCCTTTTCCGCCTTGTCTACTTGTTCAAAAGCCTTTTCCAGACTTTCCATCCGACTGCGCTTGGGGGCCTCTTTTGGCTCTTGAGCGGCGGTGTTTGTTTCCGGTGCGCTAACCGGCGCTTCAACCGGGGCAGGAGTGTCAATAGCAGTTTGTTCCGCTGGTGCGGGGGCATTCAGATCATCCATTGTTGATTTACCTTCTGAGGGTGCGCGTTAGGGTGCGCCAAAGCCTTTTTGGCTCAGAGCGCGGCCAATGCTGGCCAATCGGGCTTGCCTCGCCCGTTTCTTTTCGTCGCGTGTCGGTTCGGGGCGTTTCATCGGCACGTCACTGCCCACCTCAATCACACCAGCGCGGCGGTATTCCTTCCGCAAGTTCGACTTGCTGTCATACAACTTGCCGTTTGTCATGCTTTGGACGGGCCGCATGTCGTCACGCAGAATCATGGGAGCGCAGAGGTCGCCTTGGCTTGATCGCCGCATGAATGCGCGTTCTTCCCATTCCGCCATGCGTCGGTCGTATTCCTGCGGTTCCAGCCATGTGCCGGAAACGCGGTCAAACTTCTTGCCTGCGGTCAGGTCAGGCATCGTCATTGCCCAACTTGACGGGCCGCTCTTGCTCCCGTTCCATATCCATCTCGTTAATCCGCATCAGCGCGTCAACCTCGGTCTTGCGTTCTGCCAGTTCCTGCTCGTCAACCTTCAGACCCAATTCGCGGGCCTTCAATTGCAGTTCCAGGTTTTTCATCGCCATATCCATGCGCATCCGCTCGGCCTCAAGCGTGGCCTTCGCCTGCATCTCTTGCCCGCGCAATTGAATTTCCTGCTGCTTTAATTGCGCGTTTGCCTGCATTTCCTGCATACGCATCTGCATTTCCTGCTGTTTGGCCTGCATTTCAGCCTGCATTGCCATTTCTTCCGGCGACGGCCCTTGCTGCTGAGTAGCGGCCTGCGCCTTGGATTTCACAACGTCCACGAATTCTTCAATCGCCCCGCCCAGATCGCGGCCAGCGCGGAAGCCACCCGCTGCAAACTTGATCAGTTCACCGGCAAAAGGCGCTGTCTCGGGCTGCTGCGCCACCATCGCCCCGGCCTGTTGAATAAACGATCCAATCGCGGTCACAAATTCAATCCGGCTGTTTTTCTCCGCCTGTTCATCCGCCGCAATCGTGCTATCGCTTTCGATCTGCATCAGGAACGGACGCAAGCGATCCGACTTAAGCAACTGGTCCACCTGTTCAATCGTCACGATCTTGGACATATCAGGCGGTGGCGGAGGCTGTTGCCCTTGCTGTTGCCCTTGCTGTTGCGCCATCATGGCCTGCTGCTGCGCCTGCATCATCATCTGCTGCACTTGCTGCATGGTCATCATTTCCATGCCCGCCATTTTCAGCAATTGCGACCCCGGCACGTTCTCCGCGTAAATCTCCGCCTTGATGCGCAGAATATCCAGCGCAATCCGCACCATTTCATTCTGCCGCTCACGAACGCGAACGCTGCCATATTGCGCTTTGAGGTTCTGCGCTGTAGCGGTCTCGCTTGCGTCCGTCGCCCCGCGCATGATGTCGCTCAGGCCGGTGATTTCGTAAACGTCCTCGATCAACTGCCGCCGCAGCGCCACAAGCTGCGTGATGACCGTTGCCACCTGATCGACAGGCAACCACACAATCGCGTCCTTGAGCGCCTGCCCGCCAACTGCCGCGAAGTTGGACACAGGCACCAGAATGGCCTTGTTATCCGTCTGGCGCATCGCCGCTTCAATGGCTTCACCGATTTCCGATGTGCCAGAGGCATAGAAGCCCTTGAGACGCAGGCTTTCCGAAAGGCTGCTGATCCGCGCCGTCAGTTCGTTAATCTCGTCGCACTGATCGCGGTAGTAGACATAATCGGGAATGGGCTTGAGCGTTCCCCGTTCGACCGTGCCATAAGCGGGCTTGGGGCACGGGAAGAAACCCTTCACATCAAACAGCGGGGGCCGTTCGTCAAGCGCCTCGTCAATTCCTTCTGTAACCCATACAACCTTGTTCTCGACGCGCGACCAGATTTCCCAGACCTGCGCTTTCTTCTCAGAGGTGCGATATTCATCGCCAACTGGCGAGCCGCTATTGGCCGGATCGTGCGAAACCTGCTCCCGCTTGGCGTCAAGAAACGCATCCCCGAACCTGTTGCGCCCCTGTTCAAGCGTCAGATATGCGCGGCGGGCCACCCAGCCAACCTCGGACCACTTGCGCGCCGGTTCGTGCAGGAAGTCCTTGCGGTCTACATGGATGCACCGGCCATCGTCCAGAACCCACAGAACACCGCGAGCCGACAGCGCCAGGTCATCCCGCACCAGAAGCAACGTGTCGTGCAGGTCGTCGGCTTCGATGTCCATTTCAAGGACACGTTCGATCAGTTCAGACGCCTTGCGCACAATCTCCTTGCCATCGCGGTGGCGCGGCATGACAACCGGGCGAGGCGGGCGCTGATAGATCGTCGGGCGCAAAACTTCCAGATTGGCCCAGAAAATTTGAAACTCACGGTCGCCAATGCCTTCGGCCAGAATCTTGAGCGATCCGTATTTCTGGTCAACGCTGTCAGCCTTGTCCTGATACGTCTGAAACGCCTTTTCAGCCTCGGCGATCATGTCAAGCCAAGGCTTTGACTGGCCGCGCGCCTTGTTCTCGACTATTTCCTGTTCGTCGCTGTAGTCCATCAGAACTGCGCCCCCAGATTGCGACGAATGGTGCAAGTCATTTTTCTGTAAGCGGCTTCCGCGATTGCTTCCGCAAACTGTTCATTTGTCCAAGCCATTTCCGCAATCATCCTGCGTTGTGCATTGAGCATCGGCGTTTCTGTTGTGCGCAGGTTCGGGTGGCGAGTGCATATCTTTTCCAATGCCGCATGACTGCGACGGTTGGTTTCCAACGTTGCAAGCGCGTCCTCTGAATACATCATAGCCGCGTCCTTTTTTCATTGCCCGCCTCGGGTGGCCCTATCCAGACTTGCCCCGGCTTGGGCTTCATAACCGCCCTGACACGCTCTACAGCCAAATCGCGGTAGCCTTGCGCCGCGTAGCGCAACGCATCCGCCGTGTGGCTTGACCAGTCGTGGCGCGGGTGCGTCTTGAACACCTTGGCCTTTTCGTCAAAATCGGCGCGGTAGTTGCGCAACGCCTCGATGCCATCCTTGCACTTGGCTCTGTCAAACCACATGCACGGGAATAGCTGCCGAACCCCGTTTATCCCATCATCGACTGAGGCGGGCGGCAACAAGATTGGCCTGCGACCCATAGCGAGCAAGGTCTCCAGCCTTGAACGTCCGGTGTCCAGACTTCGCACCTTCGCGTCGTGTGGCACGTAATCATTGCCGCCTTTGTATCCTGCGGCGTCCAGTATTCCGACATAGTGGCCCAAAGGCTTTCCGTGGTCCTCGATGTGGTCAATAACCCGCATCCCTTCCGGCCCTGCCTGGAAAACCCAGATCACCATGCTATCGCCAATGCCTAGATCCCATGCCGTGTGGATCGGCAGATCGTTACTCACCAGGATATCAGTGACGCGCCCTTCGCGCTCGGCATCTGCAATCAATGCGCCATAGTAGGAACCAATGACAGCCGCGTCAAAGCTGCACTCGTATTCCTGTTGATATTGCTCTGCCGTCATGGTGCGGCGGGCGTCCGCAAGTTCGTCCGCGTCGATCAGGCCGCTTTCGCTTGCCCGCAGAACAATTGAAAGCCAGTCGTCGCTGTCCTGCGCCAGCGTGTGAATGTCAAAGAAGCCGTTTCGGCCCTTCGGCGTGCCGATGAATGTAGCCCATCCCTTGCGGTCACTGAGCGCGGGCCGGATGACTTCTGACCATGCGCGCGGGTCCATATCCCCGTTTTCATCCATGATGCAGCCATCAAGATAGATGCCGCGCATCCTGTCGTAGTTGTCCGCGCCGTATAGCCTTATGCGTGAGCCGTTATGCTTGAAGGTGACGTGCAGTTCGCTTTCATTCGGCACGGTGCCTGGAATGGCTGCGGTGTATTGCTTCAAGTATTGCCACGCCACGTCCTTGGCTTGAGTGTAGAAGGGCGCGATGTAGGCAAAGCGTGAGTTGGGCTTTTTGCTTTGAATGGCTCGGGCAATCAGGTCTTGAATGCAGGCAACCGTTTTGCCAGCGCGGCGGTGTGCGACGATGCAGGCCCATCGTTCCTTGCGCAGAAGGTAGCCCTTGAACGGCTTGCGCGGAATGATGTTGATATGAAGCGGTGTCACTCATCCCCGCCAATGCGAACGATCAATTCGACCTTCTCCGTCGCATCGCCCTTGTCATCAACAGGCTTTTGATCCGGTATCACTTTTGCCAAGAGGCCGAAGGCTGCGCGCACCTGATCTGCGTTCATCATTTTCAGGGTCACGTCTTCGTCATGCGGGGTGCAAAGCGCGTGATTTTGCAAACGGTTGATAAGCTGACTGGCCTGAATTTTTTTCTTTACATCGTCGGGATGAAAGAGTTGCTTTCTTACGGCCATGTCGATCCGCTGCCGGTTTGAGCGGTCAGCGCCTCTTGTTATGCGTCAATGACGTTGATGGATTGCCCCGATGACAATGAAATGTAAATGGGGTAGCTAGGCGGAACATACACCCCGACCGATGCTGTTGCCGCTGCGCCTGCGTTTGCGATGACAGCGGTTTCGCAATAGACCTGTGCAACGTCACCAGCCTGAGCCACGAGCGCGCCTGCTGCGTTAGTGCCGCTTGATGTGATTGTCTCCGTCCGCATCCGACCGGCGAACACGTTGACGCCATCGGCTAGTGACGGCGCGCCAACAATGCCCATGCTTACATAAACGGTTGCCATTGGCAGTCCTCCAAAAAAAACGCCCATTACGGGCGCTAGAAACACGAATGCTTCGCATCATACTAGCGTGTTCCGATAGCGCGGTCAACAACATCTGCAAACCGCTCCATCGCCCAAACAAACCGCCGCCCGTGATCCGTGATCCGGCCCTCACTCATTGGCTCGACGCGGCCATAGGATACGTCATAGATTGCGGCCTGCTGGTAGCACGGCAAATGCATGATAAAACCCTGCCAGCGCATCCATGCGTTCGCGGCGTCCCGGCTGCGTTCTTCTTCGGTTCGCAGATCGGGCTTGTCGTCTGGCCGGGTTTCCAACCGTTCGGGCATCATTTCCAGCTTTGCGGTTGCCGCGTGAAGGCGCAGACCGAGGTAATACTTGGCATAGGTCGCCTCTGCCGCTGTAAAGCCCCTGTAAGCGTCCCAGAGGCGTTTTGCGGTGTCACCCCCATGGATTGCAAGGATGGCCACTCCTGCGGCCTCTCCGTAAGCCTCACGATCCATTTCGGTCAGGTCTTTCGGTTTCTTTCCGGCCTGGCGGGCGCGGGCTGCAAACACGATTTTCTGAATACCCGGCTCTGCTTTTAATTCCTCCATCCTGGCGCGGCCTCGCTTTTTCTTTCGAGGGGTTGATGCCAATTCAGGCATGGCCAGCTTCTTGAGCCGCCGCTTTTCGCCCTTGGTCTTTGCCTTGGTCATTTCTGCCCTCGCTTGCCATAAAGTCTTTCGGCCACGTTGATGATGGACTGCCTCGTCCAATCGTCCCCGATCTCTGCCGGATCAATTACCGCCAGCCCGTGCCGCTGCCATGCCTCTGCGCAGGCGTCCCGGTTTCGCCGCTTGGCTTCCTCTCCCGTGGGCGGCTCGGCGTTCGCCTTGTGGTAAATGTTAGACACGAGACGGGTCATGGCAACGGATGATTCTGCGGCCCATAGGGCTCAAGGTTCTCC